AAGGTTGTGACCGTTACGCCGACAACGGATGACGATTACAACGCCGTCATCGCTGGATTGGAAAAAGAATTTGATCTAATCAGTCTTGCTCCGGAAATCGTTCCTGTCAAGATGGACAAACGGCCAATGATTCAAGTTTACATTCCGGGTGAATCTTCGATTGGTTGCTTCCTTTCCGGTATGTGGTGGGAACAGGAATGCACGCCGGAATCTAATGAAAGCGCATTGGTAAATGATTTCTTTTTTGCATTGGCCGATTCTGAACGCGTTATTGATATATCGCAGACTGGACTGCCGACGATCCCCGTATCTTTTTCCGGGGCAAAGCCGGAAACAGAATCAGACACGCAAGATTTCGTGACCGGCGCGTATAAATTCCATTTTGAGCATATTGTGGCGAGCGGAGGAAGCGCAAACTATTGGCAGATCATTCGTGTTTCTGACAATCAAGTGATGTGGCAGTATGCCCAAACGAATGTCCCGCCCCCGTCCGCGCCGCCTTTGTCTATTACACTGCAACCCGTTAGCGGTTCCGGCGCAACTGGAACCGTTGATCTGTATATTCACGACATCAACGTTTATTCGCGTTATGTGTGCGACGTTGATAGCATTGCCGGCGTTCAAACAAACGAATTGCCGGATAATGACATTGTAGAAAACAACCGCAATTATTCGCGCGTCATCGGATATGCGTTCCCGGACACGATTTTCTTTTCTTCGCGCACGACATCAACGCCGACCGAATGGGGGTTGTATCAGCCCGGCGAATATTACGAAAAACCGTACATACCGGGGATTAGTGATTTCTTTCCAATTGCCCGTAATTCTTGGGGCGCGGTTTCTGTGTGGTTCTCATTTTATGCGTTTGATTGGTTGATCGAACGGGAAGCCAGTGGAGAATTCACGTTGCGCCACGCATACCCAATTGCGTCCGTTATTTCGGTCCTGTTGGGCCAAATCGCGCCCGACATCACGCACGAAGATTCAACGGATTATTCCCGGTTCCTATATGCGGAAAACGACCCGTTGACGGGCGTTTCGCATCACTTGTTCATCACGCCGAAATCCAATTTGGTCAACGCCGGATATGATCAACCCGCGCAAAAAGCCCCGATCAAGTTGGCGGACGTGTTGAATATGTTGCGGGATTGCTACCGGTGTTACTGGTTCATTGACGAAGAAAAGCGGTTCCGGATCGAACACATTGAATTCTTCCGCCGTGGCGGTTCGTATTCCTCTTTGCCGTCAGTCGGAATTGATTTGACCGCGATGCTTAATCCGCGCAACGGAAAGCCGTGGTCGTTTGACACGACCAAATACAAATTCGAAAAACCGGCAATGGCGGCACGTTATCAGTTCGGATGGATGGATGACGTAACAAAGCCGTTCAATGGTTCGCCGATTGATATTCTTTCCGGGTATGTTGATCCGAACAAGATTGAACAAATTTCCGTCGGGAATTTCACGTCTGATGTGGATTACATTTTGTTGAATCCGGCGGCCATATCGCAAGACGGGTTCGCTTTGATATGCGGATTGTTCATTCAAGACACGCCCATGATACAGGAATTTGACCTCAATTCGTATGATCAGCAAACTGGCAAACTTGCCGCAAACGGAAAATGGAACGATGTTACGGACAAATATATTGTTGTCCCCGTAACGGCTGGCCAAAGATTGAAAATAACAGGTGGTTCAACTTACGATGCGCAACTTGCTTGGTTTGTTTCCAATTCGGCACCAATTGCGGGAGAAGATGCCCCGCTTGTGCCCGGAACAAGTAGATTTACTTTAATAAAAAATAGGACGGAATATTATATTGTGCCTGATGGCGCGAATTATTTGTATGTATATAGCGGATGGGGCGCAATGGTTGGCTTATATCTCCCGTCATTTGCGGCGCAAGTGGAATATCCGAGCCAATTTTATGTGCCTTATGTGAATATAGATGGCGCAATTTTGCAGAATGGCCCGCTTGCGTTCGCGTATCTGCAAATCTATTACAATTGGGATATGCCGGCGAAGAATTACACGATTGACGGGTTCCCGTTCCAAGCAACGGGAGTAAAAAAATTGAAAACGCAATCGGTTTCGTTCCCGTGTTACCGTGATCCGGATATGCAGAAATTAGTTAAGACGTTGATGGGTAACGGAATGTTAGAAAAATTATCCTTAAATTTGTGCAGTCGGTTTGCCGATGCGACGTTAAGATATGACACCGAATAACAATTTATCCGTATTGCCGTGGTATTCATCCATTGAGCAACAGAACGCCCGGAAATGGTGGACTTTCGGGCGCATATATCCGCTATTCACGCCGGCGATGTTCCTTTTGCCTTTCCAAATCATCCGGGAACACAGGAACACAACCACGATTTCTGATTTCAAGGTTTACACGAAAGATGGCGTTTTGGTTGGGGCGTTCACGCAACAGATCAACGAAGCCGGAATTTATTTCAAGCAATTTGAAACATTAGGATATGACGTGATCGTTTTTCCGGGGCAATTGCCGGTGTTCACTCAATTCGCAGATGGCCAATATTACGCCCGGATTTCGGACGGAACGCAAACGTGGTATTCTGATGTGTTCACGGTTGTAAACGACATTGCGCCGTATCTGAAAATCGAATGGTGGGATGATGCGGATTTCGTGATGGACGCGGGGCGCATTGTCTATACTGATCCGGCGTTCGAAAACGTGGCATATCTGCAAGCGGAAATCGCAAAACCGGAATATGTATTTGAAGAAGATGCCGAACAACGGGACGGGTATCTGTTCCCGGTTAAGATGATTTCCGAAAAGAAATACAAATTCAATTTCTTGGCGTCTGAATATATTTTAGACGTTATGCGGTTTATTCGTATGGCGGACCACGTTAAGATTACGAACGGCGGCCAAGTATATTTCCCCGATTCATTCCTGTTGACGCCCGAATGGGAAAGTAACGGGGACGTCGCGGCAGTTTCGGCCGAATTCGAAACAAATACTGTTGCGAAGAAACTCTCTTTGTCGTATCTGCGTGAAGCACAACGCGGCGATTTCAATAGTGATTTCAACAACGATTTCAGCAATCAAGAATAATATGGCACAATATGATGTTTTAAAGACGGCCATTGAGAACGCCGTTATTTGGGATAACGGGCAAAATAAGATTACGGGAAATATCCTGTTTTCCGTTCTAATGTCTATTATCAATTCGTTGGGTGCGGAATACCAATTTGTCGGCGGGGCAACTCCCGAAACGAACCCCGGAACGCCGGACCAAAACGTGTTTTATATTGCAAGTGAGCCGGGAACGTATAGTAATTTTGATGGGTTGATTGTTGATGCTGGAGAGGTTGCCGTGTTGAAATGGAACGGCGAATGGGTAAAAGAAACAACCGGCGCGGCAACGGCCGCGGCTCTTATGGCCTTGTCCGAGAAGATGCTGGAAATGACGCCGCCGGTCCATAGCGACGTGGCTGACCGATACATCGAAACGACGGCCGGGGCGAACTTTGGCAAGTGGAGGGCGGGGTCAAATATGGCTTGCCGGTTTTATCGTGTCGCCGGTTTAAGTCAAATACGGATTGTCGCCAATAGCACAAACCAAGCAAGATATGCCCTACTGAAATCCGACACGATTGTAACCGGTCAGCCGGCCGACTTTGCCACCGGGGAAACTGTAAACACCCTTGCGGCCGGCACCGAGATTACAATCCAAGTACCCAACGACGCAGTATATCTATATGTTTTCAACTATGCCAGTAGTAACGTATATCTCCCGTCAAGGGTCGCTGCCGTGTTTAATGGCTTCCAAGACTATTTCAACCATCTTTTCGCCGGGGCAACGAAATTTACCCCGGCCGTTCCCATTCAAAATGACGGCTTCTATATTGAGCCGTCCGGCACGGACGCGGGCAAGTGGAAAGCCTTATCGGGCGTAAAATCCAAGTTCTACGACATTTCCGCCGTTGATAGTATCGTTATTACTGCAAATAGTACCAACCAAGCGCGCTACGCTTTGTTGAAAAGCACCGCCGTAAGCGTTGGGGCGATGGCTGATTTTGCCACCGGCGCAACCATCACGATTCTCGCGGCGGGCAACACCAGCAACATCGTGCGCCCGGCGGACGCAAAGTATCTATACGTCTTTCAAGGCGTCAATAACACGACGGCTTACGAACCCGACACGATAGAGTTCGCAACAAGCGACCTTTATGCGGTGATATACAACGATTTTATTAAGCCGATTAACGATAGATTAGGCAACAAGAACAAGACGACACTTCTCGCTGAAAGTGATTTGGTTGTCCCGAATTTGCACATCGCTGTTGATGACTGTATATCGTGCTTCTACGACCTTGTGACGGACGCGCCCGCGTCCATCTATGATAACGCCTTTTTTGCGCAAATGAAAGCACTGCACGATACGTATGGGGTGAAGATTACACTGCGTTGTTTCCTTTACTATTACGGCGAGGGTTTCGATACTTTCCGTTTGTCCGACGTGCCGAACACTTGGGCGGCGGAGTTCGTGGCGGCAAAGAACTGGCTTCGTTTTGCTTTTCACGGGGCAGATGAATTAACGTTCAACACCATTGACGTAATGCCCTACTATAATGAGTTCGTGAGCGCGATTTACGGAATGACGGGGGACTACGGCTGCATCGACGACGTTATCCTCACGCAGTCTTTCACGGGGAACCTTGCGAATGTAAAGAATTTGATGGCCGCGCAACACGTACCCGTGCGGGCGTTTGTTGGCGGTTGGAATGAGGGCGGCCGGAAGTCCTATTATCTTGACCAAGACGCATCCGATTTCCTTATACGGCACGGCGTCGAAGTTGACGATATAAACAATGTTCTTTTCTTCCGTTCCTGGCCCTATCTGGACGATCACAACCTTGCAGACGAGCAGGCGGAATACGTAAAATATCCCTGCGCTCGTAAGTACGTTGAAATCGCGTTTCATCTCACGCCATCGCATTCGTCCATTCCTCCGGGAATGTATGGCCGGGCGCAAGATGTTTGCGATTGGTTTGTGAACACGAAAGGATACGATAGTAATTTTTTATCGGATATTCTGCGGTAACGAATTAATTAATAATTGGCCTATGTTACACTTTAACCTATATCCAAACAAAATGCTTGCCGGATTCTTCGCAAGCCTCGCCGCGCTCATTTGCGACGACTTGCTCCCGTTGATTTTGACGGTATTTCTGTTCGAATTCGTTGATTTCACAACCGGCTGCTTGAAATCTGCCGTTCTTGCAAAGCGAGCGGGCGGAAAGTTCGCTTTTGAATCGGTCAAGGCGTGGCGCACAATCTACAAATTGGTGTTCATCCTGTTCGGTATCGTGATGGCCGAAATGCTTGAACGTGTAATTCCGGGCGACGTGCATTTACGATTGGCCAATTGGTTCACGGCCTTTTGTTGCGGCGTCGAATTTTGGTCATTTCTTGAAAACGCGGCGGTCATTTCCGACCACCCCGTTTTCCGATGGCTCCGCAAGTTTATGAAAACAAAGGTTGAGGAATCAACGGGGATTGATTTCGAAGCCGCAAAAAAGGAGGAAGCGAAATGAAAAAAGAAGAAATTGACGCAATCGTAATTCATTGTTCCGCGACGCCGGCCGGGAAAAACATAAAGGCCGCCGACATTGAGCGCGAACATAAAAAACGTGGATTCAAGTGCATTGGATACAATTACGTTATTGACTTGGACGGGACCGTTGAGGTTGGCCGGCCGTTGACGATGGACGGCGCACATTGCAACACGGCCGGGACGTCCGGGAAATCGTACAACAAACATTCCATTGGTATCTGTTACGTTGGCGGGCTTGAATCCACGACGAACAGTAAAGGCCAAATCTTCGCCAAGTTGGACAAGCGGGGCAACCCGATTGCGGCGGACACGCGGACGCCCGAACAAAAGATGGCAATGGCCAAACTGATTTACGATGATCTGTTGCCGGCGTTCCCGAACGTAACGGATATTTTGGGCCATCGTGACGCGTCCCCGGACAAAGACGGGGATGGAGAAATTGAGCCGGCCGAATGGATAAAGCAATGCCCGTGTTTTTCGGTACGATCTGAATTTCCAATTGCGGTTTGCATTGCGAACCGAAAATAACTACATTTGCACAAACCTTTTAATTTCTTTGCTTTATGGACAAAATTGCACTGCAAAACTTGATTGCCGCGAAGATCGCGGGTCAAGGGAACCAAATTGATCTTGGGGGCGCACTTGCCGACATTCTTTTCGCATTGGCCGGCGCGGCCGCGATTGAGGTTGCCGACATTACTGCGATGACCGCCGCACAACTGGACGCGCTGAACGCCGGCGATAAGGTTGTCAAGGTCACGGGC